TGATGAAGCTCATTTGTTTAAGTCTAAGTCACTCACATCTATCATGGAAAAATGTCACAATGCTGTGTATAGATTTGGTTTTACAGGAACTCTAGACGGAACTAAAACACACAAGTGGACACTAGAGGGATTGTTTGGTGCTTGTGAAAAAGTAACTAAAACTGATGATCTAATTAAAAAAGGATATCTGTCTAATCTTCGTATACAAGTATTACTCTGTAAGCATGACCCCCAACCATTTGAAGACTATCATGAAGAGATGGAATATATTGTTACTAACGAAAAAAGAAACAATATGATTACAGATCTAGTTAAAAATCTAGATGGCAATACTCTTGTGTTATTTAATTTCGTGGAGAAGCATGGCGAGCCATTATACGAATTAATAAATAATGCTGTAGGACAAAATCGTAAAGTATTTTTTGTTAGTGGTTCTACAGATATTGAAGAAAGAGAAATCGTTAGACAACTTACAGAACAAGAAAACAATGCTGTTATTGTAGCTTCATACGGTACATTCTCTACTGGTATCAATATTAAACGACTTCATAATATTGTATTTGCATCTCCTTCTAAGTCAAGAATTAGAAACTTACAGTCCATCGGCAGAGTACTGAGAAAAGGAGAAGGTAAAGACATTGCTACTCTTTATGATATTGCCGATGACATCTCTTCTGAGCATAAGAAGAATTATACTTTATTACATCTTAAGAAAAGAATTCAAATTTATAAAGAAGAGAATTTTAAGTATGAAATTTTAAAAATCGATTTAAGGTAAAATGGAAGAAGAATTTTACTCAACTATAAAGCTGGTAGGAGGTGAGGAAATTATTGCTAAGGTATGTTACCTTCCAGAAGAAGACTCTCTACTAGTTGCAAATCCAATGCTAGTTGAACACAAATCAACTAAGAAAAAAGGAAAATCTGTGTCTGGATTTGTTTTAAAAGAATGGATTAACTCTACCTATGACGATATGTTTGTTATCAAAATGAATCAAATTGTTACTATGTCTGAGTTAGACGAAAACATCCAAGAGTTTTATGAAAACATTCTGGAACACGGTGCTCAAGGATCAGATATCAAACCAGACAAGTTCTCACGCCGTATGGGATACTTAGGATCTGTAAAGGAAACAAAGATGTTCTTAGAAAAGATCTATAAGAATAGCTAAGAGCTAATATGACCTTTAACCCTTAACAGAGTCATTGTACTGAGTTTCTGAGGTTCTGTCAAGCCCCCTTGACAACCAAGTACATCATGTGTATAATGATGTCAACAAAAGCAAACAATATGTCCAAAAAGAATCCAGAACATTACGTAAATAATCAGGACTTTCTAGAGGCTCTTAACAATTACAAGGCAGCTTGTAATAAAGCAAAAGAACTAGGCAAGAAACGTCCTGTTATTCCACGATATATTGGCGATTGTTTTCTAAAGATTGCTAACCGGTTATCATACAAACCTAACTTCGTTAACTATACATACAGAGATGATATGATCTCGGATGGTATAGAAAATTGTGTACAATACATTAACAATTTTGACGGAGAGAAATATAAAAATCCGTTTGCTTACTTTACACAAATTATCTACTATGCTTTCCTTCGTCGTATTGCTAAGGAAAACAAACAGCAAGATATTAAAAATAAAATCTTAGAAAGGTCGGGGCATGAGTATGTAATGCACACGGATAGTTATGATGGGGATATGTCTGGTATGAATCAACAATATTCCGACATGACTAACATTAAAGAAAACATTGAGACGAGGATGAACCGATGACAGAATCAAAATTATCAGATTCTTTCGGTGGTACGGTAGAGAAAAATATTCCCGAAGATGCTGAGTGGATTGATGATGCTTTCTACATTATGAAGACTAGGTTTGGTCTTTATACTTCTATCTTAAAAGAACCATTAGGTCAACACTTTATTACTGGTCTTGTCGAAGAAGCAGTTATTGTAATGACACGTTGGCATCTTAAATGCTTACAAGAAGGTACTCTAGATGATTATACTAAAGTGGTAAATAGTGGTGTAGTGGGAGGAAAACTATGACAGAACCATCAGAAGCACAACTCAGAAGAGCAAAAGAACTTAGTAAAGTTTCTAAAAGAAAACCATCTTTACAAAAGCTCATTAAACAATACCAACAAGAAGTAGAGAATCTACAGATTCGTTATGAAGAATTACAACCTTTCTATCACGAATACCAAAGAATAGAAAGAGAACTTGATAGAGTTAACGGAAAACTAGAAACAGTAACTTACTTAGAATCTATTGAAGGAGTATTGAAACCGGAATGAAAGTAGCACTGATTACAGACCAGCATCTAGACGGACGGAAAGGGTCTCTTGCCTTCTGGAACTTCTGGCAGAAGTTTTATGACAACATGTTCTTTCCTACCCTAAAGAAGCAAGGGGTAGAAACTATTATTGACCTAGGAGATACCTTTGACAATCGTAAGTCAATGGATTTCAATACGTTCCAACGTGCCAAGGTAAACTACTTTGATAAGCTAAAAGATTACAAAGTGCATATGCTCATCGGTAATCATTGTACTTATTATAAAAATACTAATAGGATTAATTCACCCGAGTTACTGTTAGAGCAATATGACAACATCTCCATCTACTCCAGACCAGAACACATCAGACTTGGAAGCAAACAATTCCTCATGCTCCCTTGGATCAATAGCGAGAATAAAGAGGAGATTCTTCGAACGCTTACAAACAGTGACGCAAACATTGTATGTGGACATCTTGAACTCACGGGATTCGAAGTAACACCTGGCATGAAGATGGAGCATGGTATGGATCCAACACCATTCAAAAAGTTTGATCGTGTCTGGTCTGGTCATTATCATCACAAATCTAAGAAAGGTAACATCCAGTATCTTGGTAATCCTTACCAGATGTTCTGGAATGATTACAAAGACAAGCGTGGATTCCATATCTATGATACAGAAACTGATCGCCTTACGTTTATCGAGAACCCATACGAGATCTTCCAGAAACTTTATTACAACGATAGCGAACATCAAGAGATTGACTACGATCAATACAAAGATTGCTTTGTCAAAGTTATTGTAGAAGAGAAGAATGATTACTTACAGTTTGAGAAAGTGATTGACAAACTGTATGACACTGGTGTTCATGAAGTAAAGATTATCGAATCTCTTGTCAACGAGACTGGTGAAATCAATGATGACATCGAGATCAAAGATACTATGACACTTCTCGGTGAATACGTCGATGAAGTAGAAGTATCCGTAGATAAGGAAAAATTAAAGCGTCTCCTAAATACCCTATACATAGAAAGTTGTGAAGTAGTTTAATGTACATTCTCACCCTTAAGGATAAACCCGAGGGAGTTTTTTCGGTTCTTGATGATTCGGGGGATCATATTATTCCTTTGTTTGAGAATGCTGACGACGCTGAGAGATATTTTATTATGATAGAGGCAGAAGACTACCCAGCTATGCAGGTAGTTGAGATTGATGATGAAGTTATATTAGAAGCATGTGAAGACAGAGATCAGAAGTATGCTATAATAACTGGAGATACCTTGTTGATACCACCTGAAGATTTGACATGATTATTTTTGAAACTATTCGTTGGAAAAACTTCCTGTCAACAGGGAATGTATTTACTGAAGTCAATCTGAACGATGATAAGACTAATCTTATTGTCGGTAAGAACGGAGCAGGTAAGAGCACCATTTTGGATGCCCTTACCTTTTCTCTTTTCGGTAAACCATTTCGTAAGATCAACAAGCCCATGCTTGTCAATAGCATCAACGAAAAGGACTGTATTGTAGAGATTGAGTTTCGTATTGGCAAGAATGAATACAAGGTTGTTCGTGGTATCAAACCAGCAAAGTTTGAGATCTACCATAACGGGCAACTGTGGAACCAGGAATCAACAGTTATCGATCAACAGAAGAACTTTGAGCAGAATGTGCTCAAGATGAACTACAAATCTTTTACACAGATTGTAGTTCTTGGTTCTTCTACCTTTGTCCCTTTTATGAGATTGCCTGTAGCATCCCGTCGTGAGATCATTGAGGATATCCTTGACATCCAAATCTTCTCTGTGATGAATCAGAACCTCAAGGAAAAGATCAAAGTGGGTAACACTGAGATCCGTGATCTTGATTACAACATCGACATTCTCAAAGAGAAGAAAAGTATCCAAGAGAAACATATCACGGAGGTTCAGAAAAAGAATACAGTTGATATCCTTAACAAGG